GGCCTTGCGTCTTGTACGCAAGGCCTCATCCGAGTGCTTGCTCGGGTCCGTTAGGAACCCAAGCGGAAGGGATGATATCCAAGCACCAGGTTTTCCTGACTTTGCACTTCCCAAACATCGCTCCCAAGATATGGTCATACCAAGTCACTCGACATCCATTAAATGGAACAAATATCGAGGACCATAGAGCATGTCCCTACAAACACCCTATGCGGGACTTCTTGACTAAATAATGAAAATGAAATCACTATTCAGTCCTCTACTAGTTCGTATTATCAACGAACTGGCAAAGTGAAGCCTTTCCGCTAAGGAGTTTGGGCACTTCCAAACCTGACACCAAGATTTTGTTGCTGAAATAAATCGACTGATCCGTTACCACGGGATCAAGCAAGTGGTTAAGGTAGTGAAAACCTACCAGCTCCACATTACTCGATTCCTAGCGGGTGAACCGCTTATGGTGAACGACGCCAAAATCGGAGTGACTAAATACGGACTTCCTCGGCGGATGCGTGGAATAATTCCATACATCCGCGAGGGAAATCCGCAAATAGTGCGCCTGATTCTGACGGTGATGGCTTGTAACCGTTTCGTACCGGGTGATGGAACACTCGATACGAAGTCGATTACCGAGCCGTCACGAGCTAAAAGTGTAACAATCTCAGAAATTGAGGATTTCGTCCCTCATTTTCTTGGAATGTATGACTTCAAGTTCAAGACACCTAAGTGGATCACGGCCCACCTTACAACTAAGATGGGCCCTCAGGGGCATGCCCTAGGTACGTGCCTTTCAGATCTTATACTGATCCCCGAAGACGTTCGGGCTTCAATTAAGATTCTGGGAGGGTACAACCTAGGATCTTATATGGATGCCATAGTCGAGATCATTGAGGTAACGCCGAAAATGTTTAAGCATTTCTTTGGCGGTCTCAATGGTCTCACTCGCCGAATCTCGGTTATCCGAGACAAGGCTTGCAGGAATCGACCAGTGGCCATTTTTGACTACTGGTCGCAAACCTCGCTATGGCCCCTACATAAAATGTTCATATCTCAACTTAAGGTGATTCCTAATGATTGTACTTTTGTACAACATAGGGTAATCGATCTCAAGAAGGGATGAGAACATTATGCCTGTTTCGATCTGTCTTCAGCAACAGATCGATTCCCCCTTGACCTACAGGTCAAGGTGGTTTCGATCATCTTTGGTGAGAAGTTCGGTAATGCCTGAAAGAACGTACTCGTCGGTCAAAGCTTTGAGACTAAGTCTCAAGGCCGAGTATCCTACAATTCGGGGCAACCTATGGGAGCTTACTCCTCATGGGCTGTTTTCGCATTCTGTCATCACATTGTGATGCAGTTTGCGGCTCGAAGGGCAGGATACACGACAGTATTTGACAAGTACGCCATTCTTGGCGACGATGTTGTGATTGGAGATCAACAAGTGGCCGACAAGTATCTTGGAGTAATCCAAGATCTTGGTGTGGAGGTAAGCATAGCAAAGACACATCGGGGTAACACCCTATGTGAATTTGCAAAGCGAACCTGAGTAGGGGATACAGAAGTATCGCCATTCCCAATTGTTGGTCTGATGGAGTCTATCGGACGGTGAAGTCCGTTTGGTATAGCCTCCATCCTTGTGCAAGCCATTGAACATGGCTGGGATAACATCCTTCGCACTGGCCCAGACAAATTCCTCCGGGGATTCTGGTCTTGCTCGACCCAAGAGAAGCGTAGCATTCTCTGGATGGCCGCAGCATCGCTAGAATTCCTCGTACTTCTTCTTCACAACAAGGGCAAGGACTATGTTGCGTCGATGGTCCACAGCATAGCTGTGAACGCTATCCCGCAATACAGCCTCACCTGAAGTTGTTTTACAGAGTCTCAGAATAACATTATTCGAGAAACTGTGAAAGAAGAGATACTGGAGTCTGTAAAGACTCTAAAGAGGGAACTGCGCAAGAACCTTGACAAGTGTCAAGCGATGGCGGATAGCCTCGCGAAGACAATTCTCAAGGAAATTGACAGTGGGCCGAACAGTCACGTTCTTCCAGACTTTAACGCGCTATATCACCAACCATGGTATATGGTCATTGCTGCCCAACTCGATGCTCTTAACGAGCTAGAGGAAGGGCTAACACGAGGGATGATCGACTTTGATCAGGCAAACGAGCTTCTATCGAAGCTTCGGGTGACTGATGTAAAGAAGATCAATTCGGTCCGTGCGGCCGAAGTAGCTACCCGAAACACCCTGAACCAAATATCGGGTGTCCGGAAGCTGCTTCGAGTTGCACGAGGCTAGGTTCTCACCCCCCTGTGCGCGGGG